AAACCCGGTGAATTTGGAAAAGCAAAAGGTAGCCGTGCCATTTGGTTCATGTGGTTAGGGGCCCGCTTTCTTGAATTTGAAGCCTTAGGATTCCTCAATGAAGATCACTGGCTAGGAAGAAAGAACTCAGGAGGAGGAGTTGAAGGCCTGGGTCTGCAAAAACTTGGCTACGTTCTCAGGGAGGTGGGAGGTAAACCAGGAGGCAAGATTTACGCAGATGACACCGCTGGCTGGGACACACGGATAACCAAAGCGGATTTGGAAAATGAAGGCAAAGTCTTGAGATTCCTCGAGGGAGAGCACCGCTTACTAGCCCGAGCAATCATTGAACTCACCTACCGTCACAAGGTGGTGAAAGTCATGCGGCCTGCAGCCAACGGCAAGACTGTGATGGACGTGATCTCCAGGGAAGACCAGCGAGGCAGCGGACAGGTAGTCACGTACGCCCTGAACACATTTACCAACCTGGCCGTGCAACTTGTGCGGATGATGGAAGGTGAAGGAGTCGTTGGACCTGAAGACGTTGAAAAGCTGGGAAAAGGAAAAGAAGCCAGGGTCAAGTCCTGGTTATCTGAAAATGGAGAAGAAAGGCTCAGCCGCATGGCAGTGAGCGGAGATGATTGTGTGGTGAAGCCATTGGATGACAGGTTTGCTACCTCTCTCCATTTCCTGAATGCAATGTCAAAGGTCCGGAAGGACATCCAGGAATGGAAACCTTCTGTTGGATGGCATGACTGGCAGTATGTCCCCTTTTGCTCAAACCACTTTGCAGAACTGATTATGAAGGATGGTAGGACCCTGGTCGTTCCATGCAGAGGGCAGGATGAGCTCATTGGTCGCGCCAGAATCTCACCTGGTGCTGGATGGAACGTGAAAGAGACCGCCTGCCTAGCAAAGTCCTATGCCCAAATGTGGTTGCTTCTTTACTTCCACAGGAGAGACCTGCGTCTCATGGCCAACGCCATCTGTTCTGCAGTTCCCATGAATTGGGTACCCACAGGGAGGACAACATGGTCCATCCATGCAAAAGGAGAT